TGTTTCAAGCTGTAGTGGATACGAGCTTGTACTGCAGACATTACCTTTAAAGTTCTTTCCAAGATAGCTAATGTGGTGCCAACTGGTGCCGCAGCAGACATATCGGAGATTTGCAAATCTGCTGTGTTAGCAAACCTACGACCCTCTTCTACAATCTGATTTAACAACGCCATTAATACTTGGCTTGGCTCCTTGTATGGCAAGGGCATGATATTGTCACGCATTGCTCCAGAGGGTACATCAACGTCCCTAAATTCTCCTGGGGCGATTGGGGTATCGTCACCTTTAACCCGAAGCCCTCTTGTTTTGAATCCACCTGGTAGATTTGCAAGGGAACCCGCATCGACCAACTGTCTAATAATGGAGGTTCCGCTTTTTGCGTATGCCCCGATGAGATGTATAAGACCAAAGCAATAGAAACCAAAACCTGGAATATAACCATAGTGGACAAAGCTTTGTCGTTTTTGATGTTTTTCATCGTCTTGCTCCCAATTTCTACGAATGGAAAGGACAGTATTGCTTCCTTTTTCAATCGATACGATATACGGCAAGGCTATGCCTGTTGGGTTGCCGTCCTCGTCTTTATGTTCGTATCCGTCTAAGTCTAGATTGACATGCATCTCTAGTACTTTGTAACGGTCGTCTGTAGTTGCACGGAAACCTAGTTTCTCGGCAATTTTTTTCTCTACTTCATCAAGCGAATTAACAGGATCTCCCAAATCTACATCACGGTAGAAGCCCGAAACCTGTAAAGAACGCATTTCATTCTCTGTTTTACGCATTACATGGGTAACACGCTCTGAAGACTCAAGGCTAGAGGCACCATAAGGTACAACCATGTCTTCTGCCGGTACATACATGGCTACTTGGCGACCAAGTTGCTCATCTTCGTACACTTTCTTAAACGCATTACCCGCTAAACCCAAGCCCCATAGCAAACGCTCTGTCTCAGGGCGGTATTCGCTCATTACTTCTGTCAATTGGTAGTTCATGTCATCTTGAACACGCTCTGCAGACGCTTTAGTTGCAGGAGTTTCTTTACCAATGACCTTTGTTTTTACTGGGCCTGATGCAGGGAAGATAGACATCATGGTTTCTGCTTGGAATTTAACCAATGCTTCACTCAATAATGGGTGGTAAACCCCGCAAGCACCTTCCCAAGGCTCAGAACGCTCTTCAATTTTCAAGCCTAATAGCTCTAAACCGTCTACATAGGTCTGAATCCAATCTTTTCTTGAAGCAATATCGTTTTCAAAGTCTTCTAAAAGGTCAGAAGCTAGTGATTGCAACTCACTTTCATCAATTTCTTCTGCTAAGTTATCGTAAAAGTCTTCAGATTTTTCAGTTTCTGGCGTAATAACTACTTCTAAACCATCCATTCCAATCGTAACTTCCTCTGGATTTACAATTTCAATCTCTAAAGGTTCTTCTTTTGCTGCTAACGCATCAATTCCTTCAGGGGCTTGGTAGAGAGCTTTATCAATTGCCATAATTTTTTCCTAATTAATAATATCCAGCATTACGCTTAGATTTAAAGTACATCGGTTCATCTGGTTCATCGCTGGGTAACCGCAAAAACCCGCCTTGTCTAAAACGAATTAGAGCCTGAGTAGACGAATCCACTAAGTCATCGTGATCCGAATTAGGAAAGGATGCCATTTCTTCTATAACTTCATCAGCCCATCTTCTTGGTGGCGCCCATACCTTGCCTGACGCAAACAAATCTGTTATTGAATTCAATCTCGCAATCTTATCATTGCCACGACTAGGTGTAAACTCTGATACAGGAATACCCATTCTGCGTAATTCAGATATCAATGGCAGTCCTGATGCTTTTGCTTCAACCACAAATGCATCTGGCGTCCACTCTTGATACATATTGAATGCTTTTTGTTTTAGCTCTGGGAACTCAAGTCGGGCTTTATAGGCATCCAAAAGAATGACATTGGGTTGCATCTCATCTTCATTAAGATAAAAGACTCCCCAGGTTGTGCAGGCTGAATAGTCTGAACGCTCTGTCTTAGTAAATGCCGTATCCCATGATTGAATGACAAAATCGCACTGCGGGGGATTGTCCGCATCCCAAATTTTCCACCATTCGCGCTTTACGAGGGCGCCCTCTTCCGAGGTCGGTTGTTGTTGGTATTGGGCATTCCACTTGGAAACAGGCAATTCTTCACGAAGAACTTCCAGTTCCTTGATATCCCAAAACTGCGGCCACAATGCCTTGCCTGATGGCAAGATCGCAGGAAAGTCAATCTGATCCCATACATCGCCATCCTTCTCAACGGAGGATTTAATAATCCTTCCAGTAAGATCCCGCTTTGACCATCTAGTCATAATGACGATAATCGCACCGCCTGGCTGTAGACGCTGACGCGGCCCAGATGAATACCACTCATACACCTTATCGTAGACTTCGGGGTTAGTGGACGCTATCGCGGCTTCTTGCTCCGAGTGCGGGTCATCAATGATAAGTAGATCCGCGCCTTTTCCAGTAACAGTACCGCCAACACCAATAGCAAAGTACTCGCCATTAGCATTAGTAGACCAACGACCAGCAGCTTTTGAGTCAGACCGTAGATTGACATTAGGGAAAATGCGAGCATATTGTTCACTTCCTACTAAGTTACGAACCTTACGACCAAAGCCAACCGCCAATTCAGCCGTGTTAGAACACTGGATAATCTTCTTGGTAGGATCCCGCCCCAAGAACCATGCCGGTAGCATATAGGATCCAAACTCACTCTTCGTATGACGGGGTGGCATATTGATAATTAAACGCTTGCATTTGCCATTAGCAATGTCTTCAAACTTCTTAGCCATCACCTTATGGTGGGCACCATTAATAAAGCCGGGCCACATCTCATGGACAAACGCCATAAAGTCTACATGGGCTTTTTCGCGCTTTAAAGAAGCAGCATACTCCTCCGCCGCCTCGTAAAAGGCTGCCTGCTCATGATGTGAAAGCTTACTAACTATTTCAGTTAAGTTCAATTTTGTTTAACCTTAAATAGCTAGGACGAACAGAACGGGCGGTATTCGGTATCCGCTTACAGTGTCCCAAATCACATAGCTTTACGATCATCCGATGGACATTAGACTTAGACTTATTGCCCGTCATATTCATAATATTCTCAATAGACGGGGCGAACCCATACTTCTTCCAATAGGCATCTATGATCATATAGACCTCTTTCTGCTTCTCAGTCATAGTATAAAAAACAATACTATATACAGTACAGTAATACCAGCAAACGATATCCAAAACTCTTCAACAGTCATAGATGACCCTCCCAATGCGGATCGCCAGAGCCTAAGTTATATAGATGTCCAGTTTCCTTTAGGATAGCTTCATCATACAAAACCCATATTTCCTTAATAAGATGATGTATTGTTTCTGAATCCATTGTGCTAATCATATTCAATATTTCTTGACTATCTTCTTTCAAAATATATACCCCCCTACCCCTTTGATTTAAAAAACATAAGGGGGGTGTTTCCATAGAAATTGTGCAATATATTCCACAAAAATATATACCCCCCACCCCTGCGTAAAGGATGATGTAACAAGTTACATCTATAACTCATTGATTTTCCTCAAGTTTATTTTCATTTACTTCGGAATTGGATTCAGATGGTGATCCAATGTCTGAAACACTGTGTAGATCTTGACCGGGAGTCCCAACTGAAAAAAAGGGGGGTGGGGCCTCGATTTGGGTGGATTTTTCATCGTTGCCAGGTGCTAACCCATTGATTTCATTGAGTAATTCTGAAACATCCTCGTCCTCATTGTCTATTGTTTTCATGTTCAAGCTATCCTTGATTAGCTCTAGTAGATCCTCTTTCGCCTTGTCGCTATCCTTAATCACTTTCGTCTCGGTTCTATGCATGAAGGCATCAACACCCGCTATCGTTCCGAGGGCTTTAAGTGCATTCACCCTCACAGAAGGGTTGGAGTCCTGATCAATAGCTTCTTTCGTTAATCTTTCTACTACCAAT